TCAGAATACACTGAGCAATAGACTATGAGTTTTTTCTCACCATCTAATTGATTAGTTGGTCCTGTGACTGAATTAGCCATGCGTCACCTCCTATTAAGCGTCAGCGAATGGTGTTACTAAAGTTCCTGAACCAAGTAGCTGTGCTGCAACATGGTATTTAGCGCTTGCCATTGCAGTGATAACTACAATGCTTCCTGCCAAACCGCCTTTAGTTGTGCCGTTTTGTGTAATAACATCATTGGAAGCACCGGAAATAAAGGTTTTTCCTGCTGCACTGTCATCAATACCGGTATAAGCGCCACCGACAAATTTGTCTGTGCCATCGGTTGTGATGTCCATGTCAGTTGCTGCCGTTACGACAATAAAAGTGAATTGTGCACCTAAATTACATAATTGGTTTGGATCCCCTTTGTCCGTAGGTTCTGTAACAACAATGCTAGGAAGTGTAAACACCCCGTCCGCATCATTACACAGTAATACCTTACCGGCATGAGAAGCCACCGTTATGGTCGTGTTAGCTGTTAAACTAACAACAGAGCTATAGCCTGCACTTATAAATCCAGCGAGGGATCTTACAGGTCCTGAAAAGGTTGATTTTGCCATAATTAAGTCTCCTTAATAAGTCCTACCGTCTTGGCATTGTCTGCTAGGTCAGTCTGTAGGACAAGTTTACCCTAGAAAAGTGTGCCGGGTTGAGTAAGAAACCCCCGGCGGGGTTCCATTTACTGGTTCTTAAGCGCCTTGCGAGCCATATATGCCACGAGGATTACTCCAACCAAAGCTGTAACGCTCTCTAGCCTTAAAGCGAACATTTCCGGTGTCAAAATCACCTTCCATGTTAGTGCTTATAGGCGTACGCACGAAGTGCTTCATTCCGTCTGGACAATCTGTTAACAAAAACCATGCATCTGTATCAGTTAGGAAATGGTTGACGGCATAGCCCTCAGGAATCATTCCCATATTTTTCATTGCATTGATATCGTTATCAGCTGTTCCAACACGACCTGGAGTTTCGAGCAAGCGGTCTGCTATGAATTGAAGTTGCGGTGGCACAATTAGCTTCATCCCCTGAAGAGCTAGGGTCAAATTACGATCATCAACAAGAGTTGAGATTGAAATTAAACCGTCTTCAAGTGATGTTTCGTTCAGATCAACTTGGGTACTAGGTGTGTTTGAGTAAGTGCCGCCACCCGCTAGGGTATGCGCACTGTTCACTAGAGACAGTCCGTCTCCACCCGTGTAACTAGAACTAAAAGCATTGTTTAAAACATTAGAAGCTTTAACCTGCTTAGTGTGTGCCATAGATCGCGCAAGCGCTTTCGTATAACGTGCACCAAGTCGGTCATAGAGATTATCCTCTACAGCTTCCTCTGTTAATGCAAATGCTAATGCAATAGTTTCATGGGTATAGCGAGCAGTAAAGCCTTCATAGGCTGTATCAAACTCAACACCATCGCCCTCACGTTTCACGGGAGCATTTCCGAATCCTGCGATAAGAACTTCTTCTTCAAAAGCTCTATCTGAATTTTCAGACTCGAAAATTTCCTCGTGTTCATTCTCATAACGAGAATACTCCATGCCGAAAAGGGCGTTTAAACCAGGTTCTAGTTCTTTAGTGAGCTGTGCTCTTGAAATAGCCATTAGTTATACCTCCCTTATGCTAGACCAACTTGGGCTTGTCTATACAGATGGTTCTGTATTAAACAAAGCACATTGGTGTTTGCACTTCCGACGTCGGAGTTCTGAGGGTCTGTAGATATACCGATTGCTTTCAGTGGCAACGTTGCTGTAGTAGCACCTGTTGTCACATCAAGCTCAACATTAGAACGACCACTTTGGGTTGATCCGACTGTGGATTGATCCACAATGTCGAAATTACCCCAAAGATCCGCTACTGGCATAGCAGCATCTGCTTGTACTTCATAAACGACATAAGGGTCGTCAATGATAAAGCCGACTGCATCAGTAGCAGCATTACCAGGCCAGTAATTACTCCACGTTGGTTTACTTGTAGTAGGGTCAGTGTAAAAACAACCGTTGAACACACCAATGATGATGTCGCTTGTAGCGCCTCCACCATCAGCACGAGCGATACGAGTAATCGTACCTCCTGTGTTCTGAGTCACAATGTCACCCATGTAAATATTCGTAGAATAAGATGTGGCACTCGTCGTAATCCTATATCTAGATTGACCTCCGTTGAACGGTGAACCGCTAACATGCTTGGCGGGACGCAAACCAAATGCGGCGTCTTTATTTGCCATTATTAACTTCTCCGATCACGAGATTAAAATTAAGTAACTCTAAGACTTCGTCTTAGGATTACCACCAAAAGTAACCCTGGATTGTCGATTTTTTGTAATCGGCA